CATAATAGATTTGGGGGGCGCGCCGCTCGATCGAGGTCACGGTTTGCGCGCCCCCCAAATCTATTATGTCTCCAACTTTAATGGAGGAAGCTTTTACGCCCTTCCTTTTGGGGGCGGTGTAGTTGACGCTGCTTTTGGGCGCTTCACGAATTGGTATTTGGCGAACGTCGGCTTTAGCACTGACGCCCCCTGTTTCCTTGAGGGCTTCAAGGGCTTCGTTCCGTATTGGGCTGGCGTTTCCACGGCGAACAATCTCCACGGGCTCCGAGTAGGCGTCAAATGGCTTTGCAAATGGACTTAGCGCCCTTCTGTCTTCGCTTTTCCATTCCGGCTCCCCGGTCACATCGGTATAAACTACCCAATACCCAAGCTTTTGCCGTGGCTCCACACTATACACAGTAGCCTCAAAGTCGAGAGAGCGAACACGATCCCCGGCCTTAAACGGCACACCACCACGCTGTTGCACCGCGAGAGAAAACGTCTCGCCATTCGGCCCCGGATTCTCGGGCGAATACCCGGAAGTATCGACGACCTCCGCCGCGATGGCGTCCGCTTCTTTGGTCGCCGCCGCGTCATGCGAAACTTGCGAGTCGATGCCGAGCTGCTTTTCCAGCTCACTCACCAAATCCTCCGAGAGCTTGCCTGCGCTTTTCAGTTCGCCGAGCTTTTGTGCACGGCTGGCGACGGCGGCGAAGAAGGAGCTTTCGGCATTCATCGCGCCAGTCAGGCCGGATCGCATCAGGAGACGGCCAAAGCGGCGCATGGTCCGCTTTTGTAACGGCTCTCCGAAGGTGGAACGCCCGACGAGGTAGGACTGCCCCAGGTGTGACCACGCCTCTACGATGTCGTCATCTTTCAATTCACCGTCTGGAGCGTCACGAAAGAGCTTGTCGCCGCTGACATCCTCGTAACCACGGAGGCGGGAGAGCATCCATTCCCGGCCCTTTGCGTCCGCAATGATGGCTTTGGCGTCGCCCTCGATCTTTTCCTCTACCAACGTGAGGACGTTGGAGCCTTCCCATAGCTTGACCGTTGTGCGCAGAATGCCGTCTTTGAACTCGTTTTTTGAGCTTCCGAGGATCTGGAGCGACGAAAGAAAGTCGTCCGTTTCAGCCGTGGCCTTGTCGATGGCCTGCGCATCTTCGAAGGCGGCATCTGGAGACAGATCGCCAAGGGCTTTACCCTGTTCGACGCGCTGCTTGATTTGATCCACGCTCGCTCCGTCGTTCACGGCGTCCTGTGCCGTGCGGGCATTCGGCGAGAACTGAACGCCTACCTCACGGTTCACATCGAGATTCTTTTCCAGGCTGGCGAGCGTTTCGCGGGTGAGCGCGTGAACCTTGCCGAGTTGATCCTCGGTCCACGTCCAGCGTGCCGCGTCTGCTTCCCGATGGGAATTGAAAGCAGCCGTAGAGCCATCCTGAAACGTGAGCCGCCATTGATCGGCCGAGGCGTGAAGCATGCGGGGCAGGATGCCGCGCCGTTCAAGCTCCTGCTGCTGCGCTACCACGTCGCCGGATAGCTGGCGCATGCGTGACGCCAGACTCTTTGCGCCATCTTCCAGTGTCGTTTTATCCCCGGCCCGTGAACCCCAAAGCGACGAGGCTTTTGCGATTCGGGCATCTTCGGACTTCTCCGCGACGATTTCGACGGCTTGCGCTTCCGAGTAGTTCAAGGCCTTGAGTGCGTCGATGTTACTGGTCATCACCCGCGAGAGATTCGCCTGCGCACCGGTCATCACTCCGCCAAAAACGAGGGCCATGGGGGCGAGCACGGACAGCAATTCGGGCGTCGATTCAGCGGCTCGCGTCTTGTAGAAGCTCCAATCCACTTCCGGCACATCCGCAGCCAAAGCGCCGACGATCTGCTGAACTGCGGGCACGATAAAATTATCCTGAATCTGTTCCTCCGTGTATTCGGTAGCGAGCGAGATTCCCGCGTTTTGAGCATAGCGAAGCGCCAGCCCAGCGCCTCCGCCGATTGGCCTCGTAAAGCCAGCGAGAACCGTTTGCAGCTTCGTGAACCTGCCGAGCTGGAGCATGTTCGAAAGCGATTCGACGGCGGCTTGTAGGGGCGCGGCCATGACGCCGATTTGAATGGCCCTGTCATTGTCCAAACCAGCGGCTCGAAGATCGCGCCGGTTCTGCTCTGCGAAATCAGCCGTAAAGAGCATGCCGCCGCCCCATGGTCCGAGCGCTGCCGTTGCCGCCATGAATGGAGCAACCGCTCCCGGCCCCTTGATGAGGCCCGTTTCAACGGTGTCATTGAGCCAGCCGATTGTCGGCTTTACGGGATCAACCTCGCCGGATACGATGGATGCAAGCTCATCATGGATTTCACCGAGGGCCTGACGCTGGGCAATACTCGCCTCCGTCGCGTCGAACTCTTCCGGCTTCATGGTATTCGAGAGCATGGCCGGGAGATTGCTCACCACATCGAGAGCGATCCCTGCCGTCGTGCCGACGGTAGAAGTCATACGTAAAAGCCCCTTGTCGAGTTCGCCGAGCATTTGTGACCAAAACCCTTTTTGATCGTATCCAGCCGCCTCCGCTCGCGCCGCAATTGAGGCGTAAATCTGCTTCCGCTCGCGAGGCTTCATCGTTGCCAGATCGCCAGCAATCTCGTCAATCCGGCCTGCCGCCTTCGCGTCAAAGGTTCGCGTACTATTGCTTTGCCCGGTCTGGCTTTCCATGAGCTTCAAAAGCTCGTCGGCAATGGGCAGGTAATCGCCCGCTCTGTCTTTAGCTTTGAGGTAACCTTTCGCGAACTCGGTCGAATCAGGGATGCGGTCGGTGTTCTTAGCCTGCCATGCTTGGAGCGACTGAATCACATCCTCCCCGCGAAGGGCCGCTTTCGCCCCCTCTAGCGCCGTCTCCTCTTTCCGCTTCATGGCGGCAACCTCACCCGCTGCGAGCTTGTAGAAGCCCAAGTCATCGACGGCCTTTTGCCCGCGCTTGGCGGCATAGTCGCTTTGGTAAAGCTCAAGCGAGCCGCTGATTTCGTCCGTCGTCTTGCCATAGACGCGGGATAAGAATGCCGTGTTTGCCACGCGGGCGCGGTCGGCATCTGGATTTTCAGCATAGGAGAGCGCTTCAACCAGAGATGGAGCGGCTTTATCGACGTTCTTCAGGCTGTCGAACATGGAGCGAAAGCGCTGCTCCGCCTCCTCTTGCTGTTTGGCATACGTCGGCCACTCAGGCTCTCCGAAGTCCTCTTGCTGCGTTTTGTAGCGTGTCAGGATGTCGAGAGCTTGCGGCCTTAGATCGTCGCTCATGGCGTCGATGTTTTGCGCGAGCGCGAGCGCTTCACTTTCGAGGATTCTGGGCATGGCGTTTCAAGATTTCGGAAATGTCGGCAGGAGGCAGGAGGCTTGGAGTCGAAGGGCTGCCAGAGACGGAAGTGGGCATACCCATCATCTGCGGATCGACTTCGCTCGCGGCCTTTGCTGTGAGCGGCATCTTGGCAAGCTCGGCCATGCGGCGAAAGACTCCCGCCGAATCCGTGAGCTTGCCGGTGGAAATCTCGCCGCGAAGCGTCTCTTTGATTTGCGACACAAGCGTCATCACCTTGTCTTTCGCGGCGGGATCGACTTCCTCGTCAGGCTCGAACGTGTCAGGCTGCTTTTCATGCGAAGAGCTAAACCAGCCCTCAACGAGGGAATAAACGCCCTCTCTCTTCTTGAATACCGGCTTTCCTTCCGCGTCCAGTTTCGGCTTTTTGTAGGAGCCGAGGCGCTGCTCATCGAATGCCCAGCGGTCGAGCGCCTGAAAGGCCTCTGTCGTGCGAACTGCCTCCATGCCGCCAGAAGCAAAGCGCGCATCGTAGAGGCTGCGCAGGTGGTCGAGATGCGGGCCGCTGAAATTGGCTTCGAGGAAGGCCTCATACTTGGCGCGCTCCAACGGCGCGGCATTCGACGGCATCGAGCCAATGGCGGTGATTTGACGCTGGAAAAGCTCCTCGTCATTTGAGGGCTGCGAGGTCGCGAGCGTGACAAGTTCTTGCCGGTCGAGGTCCGTCAAGGAGGCGTCGGCCTTGAGTTCATCGGGAGAGGGCAAATCACCAACGCCGATGCGACGGCGGAACGTGTTAAAGCTCTCCGTCCGGTTTTGCTGCTCCTGACGGTCGGCCATTTCGTTAATCTTGAACCGTTGCAGGTCCGAGATGCGAGAGGACTTTACGCCCTCGTCGGCCAACTCGCGCGCCATTGCGGGGTTGGTCGTCGCCATCATGGAAAGCTCCTCAAACTCCTTTTCTGCCGTCTTGGTCTTGAGGGCGCGCGTCAAATCTTGCCGCATCGCCTCTGCCTGCTCAGGAAAGGCCGCGCCGGAAGTCTCCAAAAGCTGAATAGCTCCAAAGGCGCGGTCTGGATCGTCATTATCAATTGCGGCGTTGATGGTGTTTTTAGCCGCCTGCAAGGTGCGTGCAGCGGTTTGCTTCAAGGCCTGCTCTTGGACGCGGCCCGTTTGGTTTGTGGCCCAGCGGCCCACGCCTTGCGCGAGCGAAAGACGACCATCCGCCGAAAGCTGGCGCTGCCCGTTCCGCTTTTCGAGTTCGCCGCTAATGCGCCGCCACTCGGGAAGCCATGTTTTTTCGTTCGTGTTTTTGGTCTGGAAAACCGCAAAGTCATTCGCGGCCTTCTGCATGTCCTGCTCCGCTTCGAGCAGTTCGCGGGCGTCGTTGACTCGCGTGTACTCCGCAAACACGCGGGCACCACTGGCCCCGAGGCTCATCAAGCCGCGCCCGATGTCATCAGTGGGCGCAGCAACGCGAGCCGTCTCCAGCGGTTGAACGCCGGATTCGAGAAAGGCAGTCTGGCCGTCACGGTAGCGAGTGCTCATGATGCTTTGCGGGGAGATTCTTTGCGGGGATAGTCGCGAGCCACGCCGTAGCCCATTTGCGCAAGCTCGCCGACGCCTTCGATCAGTAGGCCAGTCCCGCGTTGCTTGAGTGCCGCGATGCTTGAGGCCGCGCCGTAGCGGGCATTTGCGGCTTGGTTGGTCAGCGCGCGGGTCGTGAGGTCGCCGCCATATTGCGTGTCTGAAAGCTCGCGCTGTTGCAGCGTCAGTGTTTCGGCCATGATGGAGAGCGGCGAACCTCCGCCCGTGCCGCTCAAGGCCATGCGTGCCGCCTGCGTGGCGCGTGCCCCGGCCTGATTCTTGGCTGTGCGGCGCTGGTTCTCGGCAAGCTCGATTTGCTTCCGCTTGGCCTCATCCTCCGCCGCGCGCGCCTGCATGTCGCCCTCGATCTGCGCAGCCTTTTGTTGCTGCCGGTTGGCGTAAAGGCTCACGCCCAGGCCCCCGATAGAGGCGGCGGCGCTTAGTCCTGCAAAAATGGGTGCAAATGCCATGGCTTATTTCCCCTCCACTTCATGAATCAAAATGTATGCGAGCAAGTTAAAAGGCACAGGATCGGCGCTGCGGAATTGCAGCTCGATGGAATCCTCCCAGTCTGCCGGGACGTGGCTCGAAATGCGCTCTGTCCTGACCGTGAGCGCCGGTTCGTCGGCCTGCTCGCGCTCGTAGGGCGTCGAGTAGTCCAGCGCCGTCCAATCGCCGCCCGTTCGGAACTCGCCCCCGATGGAGTTGTAGAGGCAGGCAATGAGCCGGTTCGGACGCCAGCGCCTACCCTGCCCGGTGCCGTCATCCAGCACGACCTCTAAGCGCATTGGCCGAAGCGTGGCCTCATAGGCAAGGCCCACAATGGCCGACGTGGCAGCGGTTGTGAGCGTGACGGCCCCGGAGGAGACGGTTTTCGTCTCAATCCGGGCACCATCGGCCCAAATCTTGACCTGCTTTCCTTCGAGGTGCGAAAGGCCCGTAATGGACGTTCCCGAGGGCGTGACCTTGAGGCCCGAATCGACGTAGAAGAAATCACTCGCGGTGTCGAAATCGAAGTCTTGCGCGGTCGGGTAAAAGCGTTCGACGTTGCGAACCGTCGCGCCGTTGATGGTCCGACGCACCACGAACCACACTTCGTCACGTCCGTTGTCGCCGTAGATGGTCGCGACGCTCTCGAAAGCGCCGTCTGTGATATGGCGGTGCCATGCCGTGACGTTCTGGCGTCGATCATAGGTGAAGCCGCAAAGCTCGCCGTTGCCATTAATGGCCCACAGGACCGAGTCAGGCATGGCCGCAAAGTCCATATCGACGAGGCCAGAAGCGCCCAGGTGCTCCGCAAATTGCAGCACGTCCGAACCGCTCCAAGCGTCGCGGCTGAAATCGTAGTTGAACTCATGCAGGCGGCGCGCACTGCGCGGGCACCAGAACAAAGCATCGTTCACCATCTGCGGCGCGAGAGGCGCGGAGCCGTTCCGGGTCGTCAGGCGGGCGCGCATGTTGTCGGCAGTCAGCACCGAGTCGGATTCCCCGCTATTGATGATCCACTCCTCGCCAGTTGTGCCGATAACGAGATTGCGCCCAAGGGACTGCATCCACTCGATTTGATTTGTCTCGACGCTTGAAAGCGTGATGTCGATCCCGTCGTCATCCTCCGGGCCGGTGAAGAAGTTGTAGAAGTCATCGACGCGGCTTGACCATGCCCGCGAGACATCGCCCGAAACGCCCGCAAACCACAGGCGCGCCTCATGGAAGGCCACGGCGCGCGGGTAGTTGGCCCCGAAGGCTCCGCGATACCAATTGCGGTTGTCCTGCGTCAGAATCTCGCACGGCGCGAAAGAAACGTCAGGCAGCACAAAGGAGGCCGTGACTTCCGTGCTGGAAACAAACGAGTCAACGCGAACAAGCGCCGTCACGACTCCGGTTGTGGCCTCAATAAAAAAGCCTTGGTCGCGCGTTGACGAGGTAATTCCGGGCTCCCATCGAAAACGATAATAGCCGCCAGTGGAAGGGCCGTTGTAGGTCGAGGCAATGTTGCCATCTGTCGGCTTCTTGAAGCCCCAATGTCGAACGCGGTCCCAAGTGATGCGATCCGGGCTGAACTCCAAATAAAGTTCACCCTTCACCACGCCAGTCAAGTAGCCGGAAAACGTCGTTGTCGTTAAGGTTGAGCGGATAAGCACATCGCCAGCGACAAACATAGGTTCTGTCACATGCGTTACGCCGTTGGTGTGATCCGTGGATAAAAACACAGACCGCTTAACGCTGCCAACGTCGATTCGAAAAAACGTCCCGACATCGGCAGCGGAAAAGGTCGCGGCACTGGCGAAAAGTCGAAGGTTGGAATCTCCGACCGCTGCCCAGTAGGTAGCCCAAGAGCCGGAACCGCCAGGGCGCGGATTTGGGTTTGGCCCTTGTGATGCAATGAGGCCCGCCGTCGAGAGAATGCAGACGTAGCGGACGCCGTTCACGTCCACCATGTCGGCGGTGTCGTGGTCGTCGTCGCGCACCCACGGGCCGCGAGGTTTGACGAGCTTCCAGCGCGAGGCTGCAAGATCGGTCGCGAACGTGCCGGACGTGTGGGCCGTTGCGCACATGTAGAGCAGGCCACTTTCAAGCCGGACAGCCCCGACCGCGTAGGTCGTCGAGGTCGCCCACGCGGTAACGCCCGGTTGAATCCGAATTGTCGTCGTCGTGTCGTTGATGTCCGACATGGGCGGGAAGTCGAACGGGAACGCTTCGAGTGTCCAGCTTGTCTCCGAATTGCGCGAAAGACGGCGCGGCGCATGCGACGGATGCACAAGGAACATCACGTCGTTGATTTGGCAGAACTGCACCGCTTGAAGCTGTGCCGCCGTGTAGGGGGATGCGATTTCCACAGGCGTCCCGCTTGTGATGCGCGTCATGGCTGAACCGCCTTTCCAAAAGCGCATGTAGCTATCCCCCATCTCGATCACGTAGTTGGTCGAGGTTGAACGCTTAAAGGGAATCAGGCGCGTTGCCGTCGAGGAGGTTTTGACGGCCCCGCCGTATTGCAGGCCCGGACGCTTGAACGCTCCGCCGTAGGGCCGCACGACACAGTTTTGAAGCTCGCGGCAACCGTCGCGGTAAATGGCCGCGTCTGGCCGGGAGTCGAGCAGGGGCGAAAGCTCGCCGCCGTTGAAGGAAGCCTGGAAGGTGCGGGTTGCAATGCTCATGCGAAACGGGAGGCGTGGAGTTCGCTGCTTGCCGTGTTGACGTTGGTATCGCCCTTGCCCTCGCGCGCATCACGTCCGCGAGCATTTGGGAGCATTAGGCGCTCGTAGGTCTGTCGAATCTCTGCCGAGCGTCCAGCCGGTCCCGCGAGGTCTTGCGCCAGATAGGAGGCAAGAAGCGTCGAGAGCGCCGCCACGAACTCATGCGGATAGGTCGAGGTTGTTTCGTTGCGCCACGTGTAGGCCACAAAAGCCGCTTCGAGGTCGCAGAGGATGAAACCAGATTCGACACGAAACGGCTCCGTGTCGTTTTCCTCCATGTCTCGGTCAGGATCATCGACGACGCGCCGGACCTTGACGCAATCGGAAGGAAGCGCGTGCTGATACGACCACCCAAAGGCCGGGATTTTCAGGAACGTTCCGCCGCTCGAATAGCCAGACGCGAAAACGCTGTCTTGCAGGTCGAACGTGTCGGCGTCGATCCGCGTTGCAAAGAACGACCCGACCGCACAAGGAACCTTCTCGATTGCGGCCCGGTCGCCCGTCACTAGGCCGTGCGACACCTTCGTGATGCGGACAAGTCCGCCGTTGTTGGTCACGGATGTAATAGCCGTGCGCGTGACTTTGAGGCGCGTGCGTTTGGTGGCAAAGTTCCAGTTCTGCGCGCTCAGGGCTTCATTGAGTGCCAGTTCCCAAAACTTCCGGCCACTCACGGCCTGCGGGGTCGTGTCCGTGTCGGCATTCGCGAGAGACTTGCCCCCGATGAGCGCGAGAGCGGTGTTGATGATTTCAGTCTTGGTCATGGATGGTATTCAAAAAATGCGGGGGCCGTCCCCAACAAGAAAGGACAGCCCCCGCTGTTTTGTGCGCCACTGCATGCGCCTCGCCACACCCGAAGGGCGAATGGTTTAACCGAGCGTGTAGAAGATGTGCCACGTCTGCGTGTGCGCGGCGGCACTCGTCACGGTCGTAGGAGTCGCGATGAGCCAACCGGCATCCGTCAGCTTGTAGGGCGTCAGGAAAGCAGCGCCTTCCGTGCCCTCGGTCAGCAGCTTGCGGCCCGCCGAGCCACCGAGCGCAAGCCCGGAAATATAGCGGTCGTCGTCGCTGGCATCGCCGAGCTTGAGCGTCAGGGCATCGCCGGGGTCGCCGTAATCAACGGAGATGAGAGACGGCACCAACCGCGCGCCTTTGGGAAGGCGGCACAGATAAATGGCATCAGAGGTCGTGATGTCCGACGCGACGGAAACCGTAACGTCGAGATACTTGAGGTCGCCACCGTAGGCCGGGAGCGAAGGAGACTTGGACTGATCGGAAAGGGCCGAGTTTTGGGCCGTTGCGAGGTCTGAATAGATGGTAGCCATAGGAGGAGAAAGGAGGTGAAGATTTGAGGAAAAGGGCGCTCCCCGAAAGGAGCGCCCCGAGATTCATCAGGGTTCGTTGCAGTAGATGCGAACGACGCCTTTGTTCTTGGCGCGAACGGCACCCATGCGCTTGACGGCGCGGAGCTGGGTCTTGTGCGACTTGGCCGGAAGCACGTCGATATGAACGTGGCGTTCGAGGTCAGCGAAGCGGACGCCGGACTTGTGCCATGCGACGACCTTGCGGACGCTGCTCGCCACGCTGAGGCGCTGAGAGGGCACCCAGGTGAAGCCCATGAAGCGGTCAACCTTGCCGTCCTTCAACGCCATGAAGTCGTTGTAGTCGCGGGAGGTGACTTCGGTGATGCCGAGAGCGTCGTCGAGCTGGCGCGCCCCATAGGCGAGGTAGCGTTCCGACTCGGGCACTTCGGCGAGGTCGAAGAGGCGCTTCGCATAGCGGAGCTTGCCCATCGTCAGGCCGGAATCGACCGTCGAGCCGGAAGGCACGTAGTTGACCGCGATGGACTGCGCCGAAAGGAAGGCGTCAGAATCCGTGCCGTTTTCGCCGATGTAGCGCGTTGCGTCCATGGCCTCAATGATGAGGTCATCGGCGCGGCGGTTTTCAGCGGCGGCGGCGGAGACGATTTCGTCAGACTGCGGGAGAGTGATTTCGCCGAGTTGCACGGCGTCGTCTTCGTCCCAGCTTTTGACGAACTGGAACTTGCGCCGGAAAATCCAGTATTTGAACCCGGTACTGTCGCCGTCGCCAGTGTCGGCCTTGCGATCCGTCACTTCGGACATTTCGGTTTGGTCGAGTTCATTGAACCACTTGCGCGCCCCGGTGAAAGGAGAGGCCGTGACGGCACCCTTCATGCGGGAGTTCATTTGCTGGTAAGCCTGCTCCCAGTTGGTCGCAAACTCGGTTTTGTAGAATGAGGGGATTTCAGCCATAAAGGTGAAGAAAGAATGAGAGGTTGATTGCCTTGGCGTGTCCGGTGCCTTTGGCGTTCAAGCTCGGTCTTTCGGTTCCCCGCGCGAAGCGGGCCGTCAGTGCCTTGCTTCGCGATTGCCCCTCTTGTCGTGTGAAGGGTCGCTTGGACAACGCGACGGAGTGAAACACCCGCCGCGTTGTCAAGAGTCGATCATGACAATTTTTCGCCAAGCAGCGCGGCAATGCGCGCCTGCGCGGCCTTCTGCTTTTCAAGGCCGTTCTTGCCCTGGTAGTCGTCGCCCTTGCGGATCGTGTCGGCCTGTTCGCGAAGCGTTGCTTGCGCGCCGTCGCCGCCGAGAAGTTTATCTTCGCGCATGAGCTTCGAGGCCGAATGCAGGAGCCGGATCATCTTCGCATTACTGCCAACTTCCGGGTCGGTGATGTCCACGCCCAGGAGCTTCGCGGCTTTGACGGACTGCGCGAGATTTTCCTCGTAGCCTTGGCCCCATTCCTTTTTCAGCGCTTCGGTCTGCTGTGCAACGTAGGCCTCCGCGTCCGCGCCGTTCTTTTGCGCTGCCGCTTCCTGCGCCGAGAGATTGAGCGCCACAAGGTCAGCCAGTGCGGCTTTCGGCAGGTGGTGTTTGTGACCGATTTCCGCGAGCTTGCCCGCCAGTTCGTCGTTCCACTCCGCGCCCGCTGGCAGCTTTTCAGGCTTTAGGGGTCCGTAGCCGTCCGGCTTGTCAGGAGCGCCGACGAGCTTCCGCCATTCGGCGACCTGCTCAGGCGTGGCGTTCTCGCCGGGAGGAGTGAGGCGCTTGGCCGAAATGGCCTTTTCGGCATTCGCATAACCGCCGATGAGGTCGGTGATGGAAGGGAAGCGCCCGACGCTTGGCCCGAATGGCTTGAAGGCCTCGGGCAGCTTTTCGGTCCAGCCCTGCGCGAAAGTGCCGTCCGGGTTGATGAGTTCGTGGAAAGACAGCCCGCCGCCGTTCTGCTGGCTTTGCTGTTGCTGCCCCTGTTGCTGTTGCTGCTGTTGGCCGTCGCCTTGCTGCTGCTGTTGTCCTTCGAGTATGGTGCTCATGTTGGTGCTGTTGGGTGTGGATTAAATGGGTTCGCCGCCGTGCTCGCTTTCGGAGAGCTTTTCAAAGTGAGCATTTGCGCGGGCGGTCTTGCCGAACTGGAACTCGACCTCCTCGACGGTCGGCAGTGTCTTACCCGCATACTCGCGCGCGAAGTCCTCGGCGCTCAGGATCGTTTTCGCCCAGGCCACAAAGGCAGGCGTGCGACTGCCAAGAGCTTCGTGCATGGCCGGATACATGGGAATCAGCCCGCTGTCAGCCGCAACCGTGATGCCGTAGATGGTCGTCAGGTCCGTTTCCTCGGCAGGTCCGAGCTTGCTTTGCTCGACCTCGGGCGCTTCGGGCGCTTCCGGCTTGTCGATCGGCGTAGGCGTTTCCGGCGCTTTGCTTTCGATGACCTCAAAAGTCACGTCCGCGCCTGCGGCCTTGCGGACCTGCCCCATGATGACGGGCGGGAGTTTCGAGAGAGAGCGGACAACGCCGCCCTCCAGTTCTGCGATTTGCTGGCCGTCGCGACGAACGGCGCTTCCTTCAATGGTAATCATGCGGGTGCGTGGGTGTTGCTTGTTGCTTCTGCGGGTTTCAACTCCATGGCGTCGATCTCGAAATCAACGTCTAGGGGTAAAGTCATGAGCGCGAGAATGTGAGACATCACTTCGCGGTTGCCGTCCTTCTTAGCGGCGCGGTGCGTGTTGCCTTCGTGGCCGGTTTCAAAAACTGGCGCGGCGATGGGGTAGCGTTTTTGCAGGTGAATCCAGACTCGCTCCCAATCCTTGTTTTTGGACAGCGATTGTGCGGCCCCGCGAATAACGCGCAGCTCCTTTTGGCGTGGCGTCTCTTCTTCGGTCATTGCGCAATGGTGGGCATGATTTCCATGTTGCGGAACTCGCTCCAGATTTCGACCGCTAGTTCCTCGACATCCTTTTCGTTGTGAAGCTCAGGCCGGAGAGCGACGCCAGCCGCGTATCGCTTCCCCATGATTTCGGCCTCAAACCTGAAGGCTGTCACGCCCTCTTTCTCGAAGAGGTGCTGAATCCGCATTTGTAGGCCGAACTGCGAAGCAAAGTCCGCCATCTTGAGAACGGCGTCCTTGTTGCCACGTCGAAAGTGGTTCGAGAAATCGGGTCTAAATTCGTTGCTCATGCAAGGAGTTCGCGGGCTTGTTCGATGCCTCCGACCTTCTGGACGGTTCCCGCTGCCTTTTCGGCCATCTCGGCGGCCATTGCGGCCTGTTGAGCTTCTGCGGCCTGTTGGCGCTGCGCGTCGCGGACATCTTCCGGCTTGAGCCATTCGGCAGGGATGCCGTTCGCGAGAGCCTTGGCGCGCTCCATGGTGTCGAAATCGTAGTTGTCCAGCACGCCGGGAACGGCCTGCGCGATGGTCAGCGTTTCCTCCAGGGTCCGGCTTGCGGCCATGTTGCGCTGCATGCGGATTGCCAGCGCAAGCCGACCTTGGAGCACGACCTTCGGCATGGCAACGCGACCGCTGGCCGGATTGCCGCCAAGGAATGCTTCGGCAGGAGGCGGAGGAAGCTGGCCCGATTCGGCGAGCAGCGTAAAAACATGCTGCATCATCGGTTGCACTTCCTCGACGGCATCGCGCGAGAAAGCGGGCGTGATGAGGGTCAGGCGCTCGCCTGCCCGTTCTGCGACCTCGCGGGCCGTCATTTGGCGGTCGAGGTTCGCGAACATTTGGAAAAGCTCGACGTGAAACTTGGTCTGAATGGCGAGCTTCTTTTGCTCGACGATCCATTGCGCAGTCTTGAGGTCGGCAGGCTGATACAGAGGTCGCGGCCAGCGATCCGCAGCGACGTTCTGGTTGACGTAGTTCACGCCACGCGCCGTCATGATTAGCTGCCCTTCGAGTTCGTCGGGTGCCATCATGGGCGGGTCGATGGCGCGTTCGACCATCACGTCGAGCATGGCATGCAAGAAGTTGTTCTGCTTCACTTCCGGCAACGCGAGAATGCCCGGAGAGTAGCCCCAAGGACAGGTTGCACCAAGGGCCGACCATTTGAGGTAACGGGCCGCAAAGATCGGCATGGAGGCAAAGCCGGACTCCTTGAGCATTTGCTTCGAGGCAATGCAGACCCAGCACGACGCCACGGGCATGAAGATGGAGGCGGCAGGATTCGCCGTCTCGGGAATGTCGGCGCGGTCGCGCTCGTAGATGGCGTGAAGGACATCGAACTCCTTGCCCGCTCCGCCGTTCTTTTCGACCGCCCAGGCCTCGCGCATGTCTTTGGTCAGCGCCTCTTCGCCCATGAGTTCGACAATGCGGGAAGGCGCGAGCTTGTGGCGACGGAAAAAGCCCGTCACCTCGCCGAAAATGTTCTCCTCGATGCAGTAGGTGCCAATCGGGAACGACTCGAAGCGCAGGCGACCGTTGCGCATTTCGGCCAGCATAGCCGTTGTGCCGTGCGCGCACTTGGTCAGAAGGTTTTCATGACGGGACGTGTAGTAATTCGAGTTCGCGAGCAGTTCTTGCGCGACGTGCGAGGCCTCCTGAGTCCACAGCTTGACGGCATCGGTTGCCCGTTGGTTCGAGGGCGCGGCGAATTGAAACCATTCCTCGCTTGCCGAAGTCGTCCACGACATGAGGCCTGCCGCCATTGTCTGCAAGGCATCGCTGCCCGTCGTGTCAAACATGCGAGCCTCAACGCCTTTGTCTGGCGTGACGCGCTGCACCGTAATGCCAGCATGTCGGGGGCTGATCTTCTCGGCCACTTCCTGCCAAAGCGCATCAAAGGGCGCGCGGTCGCCTTCGAGGCGCTCGAACTTCTTAACCAGCTTTTCCGCCTTCGCTTTGTCGCGGGCGGAGTACATGGCCTTGGCGTCTTTGGGTTCGTCGGTCATTGCATGCTTTGGCCTTGCGGAACTTGCCCGAGAATGGTTTTCGGCTGCGCGGCCTGCCCGAGGATGGTTGAGCGAATGCCCTTCCTGCGGTTCGCCATCGCAGCGGCGTCAGTTGTGCCCTGTTGGACATCTTCTCGCACCGGCAAAGGAGCAGGAGGCGGAGGGGGCGGAGCTTGCGGTTTTGGCATGAATCCCATAGCAAAGTCTTTGGAGTTCTCGGAACTCCCAAAGTCGGGGGAAACCACGCCTGGAATAGCAAGCGAATTTTGTCTCACGCGGGCAGACGCGGAAGAACTCCGCCAAGTCACCGGCAGCGATCCACACGCACCAACAATCGCCGTCAGGGTCGGAAAGCTCCAGGTTGCCCCATTCGGCCCACGTCCAGTCAGAGCGGACAAGGCGAGCCATCACGAAAGCGGTAGGAGACGCCCACACGTAGCCGTTGCGAAGATGGGCCGCAAGATCGGCCTCGAAGGTATGGCCTGCCGCAAAGTGCGAGGCGTAGAGAGCGGCGATTGCTTGCTGGACGTTCATAGGCTCGTTGCCAGTCCTCCGACTGCCACCGTTCCGCGCCGTTTTGCTCTTGGCGTCTCATCGGCCCGCAGGTTGCCGACAAGGTAGCCCTGTTCATCGGCAGCGCCAAACGTCACCATAGCGTCGGCCCCGTGCGAGTTCACGTCATGCAGCGGAAGTGCCCGTAGTGCGCCAGAAGCCGCCTTTGGCTGCGTCCGGTAGTTCGTGAGGCATCCGAGGCCAGAAGGCAGCTTTTCACCGAAAGCGTCGATCTGCGGCTTCTCGCAGGCCGGATCAAACCACATGCGCGGGATGCGGTCACGCACGGCGTTGATGCCGTCCCACTTGTCGCCCGCAATCGGGATCGTGATAATCTTGTGGTTAGGCACCCCGGCGGTGACGAGCTGCGAGCGGTAAGTGATACATGAGCCGGTGTCGCGATGGTCAACGTCATGCGGGAAGAAGTGCGTCGAGAACGAAAGGCTTAGCTCCTGCTCAAACTGGCGAATGACTTCCGCAGCCCGGACAGCGCCCGCGCCGGTCGTGAAAAAGAACCGATGCCACAGGATGTCACGAAAGACCTGTTGGCCCACCCAGCAAGAGAGGCCGTCGTTGCCGATGTCCCAAAACGACCAAAGCGGGCGGTTCGCCTCGACGGTCAGCGGTCGGACACGGCCCTTGCTCTTGACCGTCACGACCTGCGGGAAGATTTGGCCGGACACGACCACGCGGATTGCCTCTTCGGCGATGGTCGGAAACTGCGTCCACACGTCGTCTTTCTGCTCCTGGCGCTTCTTCTCATACCAAGCCCAGCGCGAGGCCGGAATCTTGATGCCGTGCTTTTCCTGCATCTCAGCCGCGTATTTCAGCACCTCGTCAGACTGCGGGACATGGCCGGGAAGATCGTAAGACGGGTGCCCATACCACGGGAAGAAATGGAGCTTCCAATCCATGCGCGAGAGCGGTTTGCCCACCATCGAGAGCGCAAGGTCGAACAGGTCGCGCGCTGGCGTGCCCTCTCCGCCTTCCATGGTCGTCTCTACGTCGATGACGCCATGCGCCCCAATGGCGTTCAGGGTGCCTCGCTTGACTTTTCGGGCGCGATCCGGCGCGTGTGCAGACTGCGGCCCAGCTTCGGACCAGTGAATGCGGCGCGGCGTACCTCCCATGAAGGAGGTCGAGGCCTCCATGCAGGAGCCGTTCGACCATTCCAGCCGTTCCGTCGTGTCTTTGACCAGTTTCAGCCCCTTGTGAATCTGTGCCCAAATGTGCGCAATCACGGGATTCGGATGCTTTGGCCCGTCCTTCCATGCCCTGCGCGCAATGTCGAGCTTCTTCAAGGCGTCGTCCTCGCGGTAGTCCACAATGGCGCAATGGGTATTCGGGACCGTCAAGGCCTCGTCGAAATTGTCCAAGACAATGAGCGTGGACATGCCCAGCTTTCGAGCCTTCGGGACAAAATTTCGCGTGTGGCGCTCGCGAAGGAACTGCTCCTGTTCGGCGCGCATCACAAAGGGGATTAGGCCCCCGTCCTCGTCATCCTCGGGGAGAATGAGCATGAGATTGTTCAAGCGCCATCGCTTGTCACCCAGGCATGCGGCCATTTCCTCGGCTGTGACGGTGGCGGTCATGGCTTGGCTTTGAAGACTTTCGCCACCACTGCCGCAAGGTCGGGCAAGGCAACGTCAATGTGGCCCGTGTGTCGGACCTCCTCGGGTTCGTAGTAGGCGGCAGCTTTTCCGATTTCTCGAAGAGCGCCGGTCGCGGCTGAATAGTCCTCCGCATCTTCGGCCTTGTCGGCGATCTTTTCGAGTCGATCAAGCCAGCGGTCCTTTGTCAGGTCGAACTTGCGGTCAGCTTTCTCGCTTACCTTTTTTCTCAAATCTGCGATTCTTAGAGACACCTTAGAATCTTTAGAAAGCCGACAGCCCGTTACTTCCGCCGTCCCGCTTGAGCAATTCCCATCCCGGCTGACGTGCTCGACGTAGGCCTGACTGGCGGGCATGCCGAGAGCCACAGCTTGCGCAAACGCTTCATGTTTCGGGTTCTTCAATGCGGGCATGCTCGTATCGGGTTAGATGCAGGTCGTAAAGTCAAGGGGCGAACTGGCGCTGGAGCCGACAGACTCGCCAAGGCTCGCTAGCGGCTCAGCTCATTTGTTCGCCCGAGCCACACAGCGCAGGCATTTCTTCAAGCAGCCGTCATGCGTGAACCATCGGTCGCCCGCGTTGACCTTGGCCCCCGTGGGACCGTCCGCGCAGACCGGCAGGCCGTTGACGATAAAGTGGGCGGAGTCGTGGTGTAGCGATTGCATCCACTGTCCCGCAGAGTGTCCCGCACTTGCCTTCGTGGATCGTCCCGCGCAGCGTCTTGAGCGGCCATAGAACCACGTCGAAACTGTCTGAAACGGTAGGCGGAGCACCTTGGCGGCTCGCCTTGCTCCGTAGCCCTGGCCTTTGAGCGTCAGAGCCGCTGCTTTAGGGTCTGCTTTCATGGTTCTGGTTTTTCGATTCTGGCAGCGTCGATGATTGTGACCTGCTCGCGTTTGATGATCTCGAAAGGGCCGTGGATGGGCCCGAGAAGTTCCGGCAGCTTAGGCATCAGGCGCTCAATCGCGGCCTTGTTGTGCTCCGAATCGAGCACTTGAATGACAATGCGGTGGAAAGTCATGGTGTGGTGAAGGGTTGGAGTTTGGCGAGGGCGGATCGAAGCGATTTTTGATCTTCCTCGGTGACGGTCATTGTCAGCTCTTCGCCTGATTCCAAATGAACGTCTTCAATGTCATGGCGGAATAGGGCTGTTATTGCCTCCCGGATAGCCTCGCGCATCTCTTCATTCTCCGCCCTTAGCCCAGCGACTTCGGCTTCAAATCCGACGAGCTTGTAGGCGTAGTCATTGCACTGCCCGCAGGACACCGTGCGTCCTGAGAGGGCTTCGCGCATGGCGGCAATCTCAGCAGCCGGGTCAGCCATTTTAGCGCAAGCGTTGACGCAGGCGACAATGCGCTCTGCTTTAGCCCATGCAACAGAACTATCCTCACCAACAAGCTCATGGATGTCGGCAAAGTAGTCTCCTTTGCCATCCAACAGGCTTGTGGAAAGATGGCCTTCTTGAATAGTCCACGGCTCGCCGTAGTCGGGTGTTGGTGTGGTGTTCATGATCTTTGCTCTTTGGCTTGTTTCTGCTTTGCCCATCGAGCCGAAACGGCAGCGCGGGCGATGTTGGACCGTTCAGCGGCAGGGATGCCTTTCCAGCGAGCTTTTCCGCCCAGGCTCGCCAGCGTCTTGACCTCGAAGGCCGTGTTGCATTTGGGACAGGTCGCTTTCATGCAATTCGTTCAATCGGCACAAGCGCGCCGTGGTTCGTTCGTGTGTTCATGGTGTCAAAATTCGTAACCGGCTTGCTTGAGGGCGGAATTAGCGAGAATACGCGCGCGGTCTGCGCTTAGGTCTGGATCAAGCTCATCTTCGGGCTTTCCAAACTCGGCACGCATAGCCGCCAAAGCCTCCAGCAACGCGGGAACTGCGGCAATTGCTTGAGCGTTGGCTGCCTTCTCGACATCGCTTTTGCCGGTAGATGCGTTGCAGTCCGCGACGCCGTTGCCTAGTGGGCAGGAGACACGAAAAGGGAATGTGGATGCGGTGGCCCAATGCCCAGGTGTAATGTTAGGTGCTTTCATGGCATGGGATTCATACAAGCCCGCTCGTATTAGTCAACGGTATTTCGTGGTATTTTGTGGCACGTCGGGCAATTGAGCAAAAGCCCGGTTCCTGCATTCGCGAGCACGCGCCCGAGTCCAAGACAGCGGCGGCACGTCTTACTTGGCGAAACGCTCGCGCCAGCGGATAAGAAATGCGGAGATTGGCCCCACGTCGCCGTCATTGAGTCGGCACCGGCAGGCGTCGCCGCGCTCGCATTCGATAAAGCGGCATCCAGGTTCGTAGTCGAGGCATGGCCGTTGACCTTCTCGGCAGGTCGTGGAGGCGTTAAAGCGGTCGCGGATTCGTTCATATTCCGTCATGGGTGGTAAAGTTCAAAACTCGTCAGTCGCGGTCCCGTCGCGTTCATGCTCCCAAGTCGCAAAAGCAGACATCGGATTGCAAATTGTCGCAGATTTCGCGTTTGCGGGCGATTTGACGGCCTCTTGGCGTCGCATGATTGCTAACACTCGCGCGAGCTTGCGGCCAATCTGGCGGCTTGTGGGGCCGGTTTGTTGGCAAATAGGGTAAGGGATGGCATTCATGGTGTCGGTTCCTCGGTTTCGCGGATGACCTCAAAGCGGAAATTGTTCCCTCGCAGTTCCATCATGACATGGCGGTATCGCTCGCCGTCGCGCAGCTTCTTGAAAAAAATCTTCCGCACCCAGGACGGCTTTTCGTCCTCGTCCTGCTCGCCACGCTGCCAAGCTGGTTTCTTGCCCTGTTGCTTGACCTTTTGAATCTGAAGCAGGTTGTCGGCGTCCTGCTCGATTGCCATGCTTTCCCGCACCTCGCCGTCTTTGTTTTGCTGGCTGGGCATGATGATGTGCGCTCCCGTCGTCTTGGCGCACTGCTTGGCGGTCGCTGTGATGTGCGCAACCTCGCGCTCCCGATTCTTCTTGTCTGTGGCCGCCGTTTTGCACAACTGAATGTAGTCGATCATGGCAACGAGCCTCTTGCTGGCAGGCAACTTGCGGGCGCGGCGCGTGATGTCTCGGCAAATCTGCTCGATGGTCTTGCCCGCCACGTCGATGATGTGCATGTCCCACTCGCTGACCTTGCGGGCATGCGCAGCCAAAGAGCCTTGTTCGCCTCTGGTCAAAAGCCCCATCTTGAGGTTGCGGGCGTCAATACGCCCCTGCGAGCACAAAATGCGCCGCGCCTCGGTCTTGGGCATCATCTCATAAGTGTAATCAACGCACTGGTGCCCTTCCTTGGCGACCTCTTCGAGAATTTGGCGACACAGCGAGGACTTGCCATCGCTGGACTCTGCGGCCACGACCGTGAGGCATCCAGGCTCAAGCCCGCCCATGATGTCATCAACCGCCTCGATGCCGGTCGAGACGCCAGCAAACTTCCTGCCGGATGACGCCTGCCCCTCGCAATCTTCCAATACCTGCATGACGAGTTCACGGATCGGCGTCGAGGGCAATTCGGCGCTTTCCTCCATGGACGAAACTTCGCGAGCGTCTTGGATTCGCCGTGCCGCATCGTCGAGCACAACCGTCACGTCATCGTCGGTCTGCTCCTTGCCGTGTTCGTAGGCTTGAGCGATGTTCAGCGCAGAGGCGCGGATGACTTCGCGCAGCGTGAACTTCTCCATCACGATCTTGCGATAAAATGGGAAGTGCGCCGAGATAGGCGTAAAGCCCCAAAGGTCGCTAATCGCCACGGCTCCGCCTACTTTGTCGAGTGCCCCTTGCTCGCGCAGAAAATGAGTCAGCGTCACGGGGTCGAAGGGTTGCCCCTTGGCCGCAAGCGTTTGCATTGCCTCGTAAATGGCCCGCGTGCCTTCGTGGTAGATGGTGGCAGGCGCAGGACATTCGTTCAGCAGTTCGGGCCGCTGCATGAGGCACGAGATAACGCCCTTCTCGGCCTCGTCTGAGCAAGGCAGCGCGCGGTTAAGGGAAGCCAGAAGTTCTTCGGTCGTGAGGGTCATTTCGCAGACGGGTCAAAGTTTTTTGAGCGGTCGATTTCGCCGCTCCAGTTGTTCAGCAAAGTCAAGAGGTCGCGTCGCAGGTATTGGCACCCTGATTGCGTGTAGAACCAACGCACAGCCTTCCAATCGTCCGGCTCGATAGGCTTGGCGATCTTGGCCCATGCCTTCCGCTCTTTGTCGCTCCATGCTGTTGTGGGCCTGCGACCAAACCAAGACGCCACTTCTTTTTGCTCAGGGGTCAGGATTGGAATGGTTTGTTGAGCTTCCAACTCCAACGACGGCGGAGCCGGAGGTTTCCCGTTTGGGGATATAGGGGTAATAGAAGAAGAAGATGAAGATGAAGAGTTGCCATTTGGTTGATACGGTGGTTCAACCACCCTTGAACCACCCTTGCTTTCAGTAGGAGAGGGCTCTTTGTTTTTGGCTTTTTCGGCCCTCTTTTCAGCCGATTTGCGCCCGCCATCAGCCGACTTTTGACGCCAAAGAGCCTGCTTTTCACGCTCCATATCAAGTCGATCATGCACCAATTTGGTGCCGTCGTTGGGGTGTGGTTGGAACATTGCTTGAACCACCGTTGCAAGGGTGGTTGAACAACCCTTGCCAATCAAGCGGGCGCACTTTTCCGCGTCGGCTGGAATGCTGCCATGCTGCCAGCATGAAGCCACAAGACGTATGTATGCGCCCTCTTCGTCCAAGGATAGCATTTGGACTCGCTGACTCGAAATCCAGTCGGCGGGATAGAATTGAAACGCAGGCGCAGGCTTACCGTTCATTTGCAAAAAACAGGCCGCCCCATCAATGACCGCTGGAAACTCTGGAAAACGCAGAGATGCCACAAGGGCACGGGCAAGGATGGGGCGTTGTAGTGGTTTGTTTTCATTCTATCAGCCGTTTCCAGTCGGCGTCTTCTTTTGGATCACGTTCTCGCTTATTACAACGTGGTATTTTGTGGTTTTCCCAAAAAGCGCAATTTGCGCCTCTGGCGATTGATTTCCACATGTCGGGCGGCGTGATGTTTGGTGCATAACCAAACTACATCCAACGGCTTCGCGTAATCTTCATGATGGGCCTGCGCCGTATCGCTTCCGCAAATTTCACAAGGACATTTCTTCAACGCTCCCAAAGCAATAGCCTCTTGCACTAACGCATGAGCGCGAGCCTTGACCGGATTCATTTTCCTCCATTTATCCGAATGGTTGGGAAGCGGCTTTGCGACTTTCCCCATGCTGCGCCGTTTTGCCTGTTTGAGTCTTTGGCGCTCAAGCTCTCGCTCAACCCAATCTAGATCGGTTTGAACGAGGTGAAGCCTGCGCGCCTCGGCATCTCCTCTTGTGCAGTCCTTGCACTTGTTTAAGTGCCCGTCCGCCATGCGCGGATGAGTGTAAAATTGCTCCAATGGCTTTGTGGAGCGGCATCGAAAACACGTTTTCATGATTCTAAAACGGAATGTCTGAATCTTCCATGCCGTCCGCAATCGGCCCTTCTGGATACTCGATAGTCCCAGGAGGAGAGAGGCGCGGAGGTGCCTGTTGGTGAATGACGCGCTTTTGCGGCGGTTGCTGGCGCGCTGGCGCTTCATCTTCGGGCAGCGTCAAATTGCCAAGAATCGGCGCTTGAACGCCTTCGTCGCGGGCTTCCTTCGGGATGTCCTGCGAAACAAAATGCGTGTCGCCATATTGACCTGTGCCGTTCTTGTTCGGCCATGCGACAAGGTTCAGGTACTTGCCGTTTTTACCCTCAAAGATGTACTCCTTGAGGATGCGGGTAACGTTGATTTTGATTTTGATGGGGCGTGCCATGGTGATTAGAGGTTGAGCGGTGCTATTTGGTGGCATCACGACGCAATGGACGTGACGGTAATTTGAACGCCGGAAGGCTCGCCGAGAGCGGCCCACCGTTTGAGAAGTTGGCCTGAGCAGGCTTGGCTATCGTCGCGCCACATCTCGATTTTGGTCAAGGTGTCGAGCGCGGCCTTGTCGAGGTTGTCGCGATCCGGCTTTTGCGTGTGCCAGACGGGCGCGTCTGCTTTGATTTGCCCCTTGCTGGTAAAGTGCGACTTCGGGCGCGGAAACACGAACTCGCAATCGACTCGAACCGGGCCGCTTGGAAAAATCGGACGGTCTGCAAATGGTCGCATTGCCGAGCGTGCCGCCAGATGAATAGACGCCTTGAAGTCGTCAGCGGTGCCAGGATCATAGACGCCAGCATGACGACCGCGCACGAAAGCACGAACGCGAGGTTGGCCTTTTGGAATACCGGGAGCAAAAAAGATAATGGGCGTCATACAAGTTTGATGGTTGCGACCGACGCCTGCTTGAGCTTGTCCCAACCGGCAGACACGCCAGACACAGCGCGAATGCCAAGCGGCTCGTTCGGGTTTTCTTTTTCGCGCAGGTTCCAAGTCAGAACTTCCGCCTTGTGGCCGATGGCTTGGCCCAGCGTCGCGAGTTCGTTGATGAGTTGTTCAATCGTCATGGCAGTTGGTGGCTTTTGGCAGTATCAGGCTTGCAGTTGAAGTTTCGGCGTCATCTTCTCGCGATAGGCTCCGTATTCGATGACAAAGCGATCAATCGCGGCTTCCAGCTTCGCCGTGTAGTCGTCGCGCTCCACGACCAAGTGAAACGGTTGCAGGCCGGGGAAGTAAGAGAAGAAATGCCAGCGATCTAGTCCCGTGACGGCCATGGAGCCGTGAACCTGGGCCTTGTAGTCGTCGGGCAAAACGCCTTCCTCGATATACTGGGCATGCGTGAACGGCGACGGGCACTTGATTTCGAGGCCCGCCACATATTCGCCGGAGTCGTCCTTGATGAGCGAGTCAGGCGAGCAGCCGACGACGTGCTTCCATTGGTCAGCGGTCACAAAGGCGACCTGTTCGGCAGTCAGGCCCGTGTGAGCCTCGAAGGCCTTGCGCGCTTCCGGCTCCATCTCGGTCCCGCGATCGGTCCAAAACGTTCCGAGGAACTTAGCATAGTCGGGCGTGAAGCACTCAACCAACAAGTCGCGCATGTAGGCGCTGGCCTGTTTGGAATACTCGCCTTTCGCAGGCGTGATGATCTTCTTGAAGTTGCTCGCAGTCGCGCGGCCACGGCGGAGCGCAAACCATTCTTCGGAACCCTGGAGAAAGCCTTGGTGAATTTTCATGCTGTAAGTTTGTCGTGAAGTTTCATTGCGATCCATTGCCAGACCGATTCAGTGTTTTTGATGTAATGCGGACAGTCGTTGCCGTCTGACCACTCATCGTCTTCTAAGTGCTCGAAACTGCCTTCCAATTTGGTGCCCCAAAGAGTAAAGCAGACACTGGCGCAATCGTCCTCAATAGTGACGGACACCGGCACGTCCCAGTCGAGCATAGCAACGCGGAAGGTGTCGCGCAGGGTGTTGATTCGGTCGGCGCTCATGCTTGGCCTCCTTTCTGGCGCATGCCGTAAAATGGCGTGCTGATTTCCACTTCATTAGACGCGCGGGGAGCAACAATAATACCGCCTCCATGAATAGCATCGCCGATAAAGTGAAACTCCACGCCACGCACCGAAATGCTGGCTTCGTTAGCGACCACTTCAAAAATCGTGCGTTGGTCGGCATTCACAAAACGAAGGCGCTCCCCGGCGACTATCTGAACGTCAGCAGTGACGGCGTGGCCTGTTTCCATGTGCAATTTGGCGCTCATACAAAAGCCCCCCTTTCCTTGTCCCACTTCACGCCCAGGGCCTTAGCCCGCGCCTGAATGGCTTTCTTCACCATCTCTTGTTTAGCGCCCGTCAAAGCCGCGTTGGCTTGCTCGACGTAGGAGCCGAGGTTTTCAGCGTCAGAATCGGCCACAGCTTCGAGCAGGTCGGTTGCCAGCATGTCCTCTTGCGTTGGCTCCGCGACTTCGTGAACAACTTCTGTTTCCGCCTCGATGGTCGGAGCCTCGCCGGGAATCTGCGCGAATGGGTCGAGGGGCGCGGATCGTGCAGCTTTCGGCGTCGCGTCCTTCGCGCCAGCAAGTCCAGGAGTCGCGATAGCTTCGTCCTCGTCCGTGATGCCCGAGAACCCAAAGGCAACGCGAGCGCCTTGGATCGTGGCCTTGTGGCGCAGCATGCGGCTTTCCATCTTCCACGGCTCTGTGTTGCGGCGGCATTCGTTCAGGTACTCAGTTACCCGTGTCGGATGGCTGCGGTCCTTGCGGTAAATAATAGACGTGCAGGAAACGAGCCTGCCCTGTTCGTCGTGCTCAAACTGATAGTCAATGCCGTCGAACTGCGGATGGTCGTTCATCATGCGAATCCAGCCGTCAATCGAGACGACCGGCACGATGCCGCCGCCTTTGGCTGGGAAGGCGTAAATTTCCTTCGTAAGCGGGTTGAGGCCGTATTCGTTCGACACGACGACAAGCGCCAAAAGCTCGTCATTCGTCGCGTTGCGGAACACGGTGTTTTTCAGCGTTTCGAGCAGCTTGTTAGGCTCGACGTGGTATTTATCGGCCATCACCACAAGGGCGGAGGCGCGAGGTTGGGCAGTGGCTAGTTGTTCACTCATGGGTTACTTGTTGGTTTTCGGGTTCTGGCGTTCGAGAAGCTGGCGAAGGCTGCGGTAGCATTTCAGGCGGTCGGAAAGCTCGACCTGCTTTTCCGCAATGAGCCAATCGACGGCGGCAGTCAGGTCGTAGCCGTTCGCTTGGAGTTGAGTCACGACGGGCGCGAAAGGTGCCCAGGATGAGCGCGACGGCTTTTGCGGCGGCAGTGCTTTCGCGGCTTTGGCGAGGAGTTGGGTGATGGGTGTTTTCATGCGTTGAAGATCAGATAAGCAGCCGTCGCGACGCAGCCGATGCAGAAGCCGAGCGCGTAGAAGGTCAGGGAAGCGCGGCGTTCATGCACCTGCGCAATCGTGCGCGGGCGCAGGTCGAGCATGTGAGGGCTGGGGCGATGATACGGCGACCACCG